AGTTGGCTTTGTAATTGTTGCTTAAGGTTTGCCAGTTCCGTTAAGCGTCGGGGCTTTGTGATAATACTTGTTAAAGTATCAACTCTGCGTATATCGTCCTGTATTGCGATTGTAAGCGTTTTGAGTAACATTGTTTTTTCTTGTATCATTGGTCTATTTCCTATTAGTTTAAAAAGCGACACCCTTTATTTGGTACTGATTAAATAAATTGAAGTGTCACCCTCGACTGACTTCAATTTATTTAATCTGTGCCTAATAAAGGGTACAAAAGATTCTTTTTATCTTTTGTTAATTAGTAATACATTGAGAACCTTAATACTTAAAGGGACTTAGGTTTAACTAATTAAAACTTCGTTCTTTAAGTTTTATCTTAATAACAATCCTTTAATCTTTAACAAACACAACCTATCAACACCTTGTATCTATCAGTTAACTCTTGAACGTGCCACACCTACAAGAGTTATCCATAATTGTTTGTAACTGTCGGAAACAACCTCGGCGATAACTAAATAGCGTAAGCGGTCTTTAGCCCCCTAAAAAGGGGCTTAAGAATTTAGTTATGCTGGGGTTGTTCTGATAGTTATGAACAATTGTGGATAACTCTTGTCCTCGATATAAAGGTGGTTTAGTTAGTTGATAACCAAAGGTGTTTGACTGTCTATCATTACTTTACACTCTCAATGATAATTAAATAACTACAATCACTACAGTATCTACAGCGGTATCTGAATTATCAAGTTACCTAAAGAAAGACCCCAGTGAATCTTAGTGACGAAGGAACTTAGATGAACACGAGCAGAGGCGGCACAGGGGGACCCTGGGTCGACTCAGCGAGTTAATGTAAACTATCATAATTAGATGAGAGCTGAGTTCATAATTAGATGAGAGCTGAGTTCATAATTAGATTGGAGAGGGGTTGGGGTTATTCAATTAATAATAGATTTAATTAAGTAATTGTGGATAACTTTGTGGATAACTAACTTCGTGGGATTAATAAGGACTAATTTAGTAAGAAAAGCAGGTTTCGGCTTTACTTTAGTCTGTTTATCAGCTACAATCGAACCTAAGTTCCTACTTAAGTAAACTCGGGTTCTAGGGAGAACCGTCATTACCTTCTGAGAAGTAACTATTAGATTATCCTTTATAAACCTTTATGTTTATCAAAGGTCTTCTAAGTAGTCCACTACACCGAAATCCAAGACAGAGACACCTAAATCCGAGTAGAACTTAAGTTCTATGACTCCGAGTTAAAGACCTAGCGGTCTTCACCTCTGAGCCAGCCTACGGCTTAAGTTACTTAAGTAACTTAAGAAGAGCTACTTAAGATACTTAGGTGGTTCGATTGATGTTTAAACTTTAGCCCTATATAAGGATAACTAAATGGTTGATAAAAGAAAGACTATGCCTCACCTTTTTAAGAAAGGTCAAATCCCTAACCCTAATGGAAGACCTAAAGGTTCTGTTAATAAATACACTCAACTTGCTAGAGAACTCTTAAGCTCTAGAGGTGAAGAGATTGTTGAGGTGGTCATTGCTAAGGCTCTTAAAGGTGATGTTCATTGTTTAAAGATGTGTATGGATAGGATTGTCCCTGCTCAGAAAGCTATTGAGATTAAACATACTAAGAGTGAAGGTGGGTTGACTATTAATGTCGGGACGACTGAACAGATAGAAGAGATGGCTAAGGTTAATAAACCTAAGAGATTAAAGACTAAAGGTGATGATGAGGTTATAGCTACAATAGTCGAGGATGAATCCTCTCCTGAGGTCTTAGATGGGGACTCTTAATGTTGAGTTACATCCAGCTCAGTTAGAGATATTCCAATCAAAGGCTAGATTTAAGGTCATTGCCGCAGGTAGAAGATTCGGTAAGAGTCGTTTAGCTGCTTGGATTCTACTTCTTAAGGCATTAGAGTCTGACTCTAAGGATGTCTTCTATATCGGTCCTACCTTCCAACAATCTAAAGACATTATGTGGAATATGCTTAAGGAACTCGGGGGAGACCTTATTCAAGACACGTATGAGAATACTGCTAGAATAACACTAACAAATGGTAGAAGAATCTACTTAAAAGGTTCTGATAGACCTGATACCCTTCGTGGTGTTGGTCTTGCTTATGTCGTTATGGATGAGTACGCCTCAATGAGACCTGATGTGTGGGAGATGATTATTAGACCTACACTTGCTGACGTAAGAGGCGGTGCTATGTTTATTGGTACACCTGCTGGTAAGAATCACTTCTATGACCTATATATAGATGCTAAGGAAGATGAAGACTGGGAAGCCTTCTCATTTAACTCTACTGATAACCCCTATATACCTGAAGATGAGATAGAGTCTGCAAGAAATACGATGTCTTCTATGGCTTTTAGACAAGAGTTCGAGGCATCGTTTGAAACCTTCTCTGGTGGTATCTTTAAAGAAGAATGGTTCTTACAGGGAACTGAACCTGATGAAGGTAACTATGTAATAGCTGTGGACCCAGCTGGCTTTGAGGCTTCTGAGAAGGAAAGGGGACTTAAGTCTTCTAAGTTAGACGAGACTGCTATTGCTATTGTTAAGGTAAACAGAGATAAGTGGTGGGTTAAAGACATTATGCACGGAAGGTGGTCTATTAAAGAGACCGCTAGTAAGATATTAAAGGCTGCGGCTGTTAATGAGTCTACTACTGTGGGTATTGAGACTGGTTCTCTTAAGAACGCTATACTTCCTTACCTAGAAGATGAGATGCGGACCACTAATCGGTTTATACATATAGATGAGCTACGCCACGGGGGTAAAAAGAAGTCTGAAAGGATAACTTGGTCCCTTCAAGGTCGAATGGAACACCAACAAATCACATTTAATGAGGATAAAGACTGGAGATTCTTCATTTCACAGATGCTTGACTTCCCTTCACGTTTATCACATGATGATTTGCTAGATGCCTTGTCCTATATAGACCAAGTAAGTATTGCAGACTTCGCACACTCAATTCAACTGGAAGAAGAATGGGAACCTGAGGATGTTATTTCAGGTTATTAATGAAATTAGTTGATATTTCTATTTACTTTATGATATATTGTGCCTAAATTCCTATAGAAATCAATAGTTTATGTTTGAAGGTAAGGAAAATCAATATCAAGCTCTCGCTTCATGGCTTACTTATAGGTTAGAAGGGTGGAGAACACATAGAGATGTTAACTATGTTACCCAATGGGATGAATATTACCGTTTATGGCGTGGTATTTGGTTACAATCCGACCGACTTAGAACATCCGAGAAATCAAGAATCATATCACCTGCTTTGCAACAAGCGGTTGAATCATCGGTTGCAGAATTAGAAGAAGCAACCTTTGGTCGTGGCAAGTGGTTCGACATTCAAGACGATATGTTAGACCAAGATAAGACTGATGCTGAATATGTCCGTAACTTACTACAAGAAGACCTAGAAAAGACTGGTGTTAAAGACGCTGTATGTGAGATATTCTTAAATGGTGCTATTTATGGTACTGGTATCGGTAAGATTGTAATTGAGCAGAATATTGAACGTAGTCCTGTAGAACAACCTGTCGAAGGTACTATGACTACCACTAGGCAACTAACTGAAAGACCTTCTATTGATGTTAAACTAGAACCTATCTCTCCTAAAGAGTTTTTAATTGACCCTTCTGCTAATTCTATTAACGAAGCACTGGGTGTTGCACATGAGGTTATCAAACCTAGATACCATATTATTGAAGGTATTAAGTCTGGTATTTATCGTGATGTTCCTTTAGATGGAGACTATGATACTATCCGTTTCGGCTTCGACCCTGAAACTAAAATGGCAGATGAGTCAGATTCAGTTAAGATTACGGAATACTGGGGCTTAGTTCCTAAAAGGTTCTTAAAAGCTAAGACAGATAAGGATGATTTTGAATACACTAAGAAGGATGAGCTTGTAGAAGCTGTTGTTACCTTAGTTAATGATGAATATATCCTAAGGGCAGAGGAAAATGCCTTTATGATGATTGATAGACCATTCATTAGTTATCAACATGACATTGTTCCTAATAAATTCTGGGGTAGAGGTGTCTGTGAGAAAGGATACAACCCACAAAAAGCATTAGATGCTGAAATGAGAGCAAGGATTGACTCGTTAGCATTAACAACTACACCTATGATGGCGGCAGATGCTACCCGATTGCCCCGTGGTGTTAAGTTTGAGGTTAGACCTGGTAAAACTATACTAACTAATGGTAATCCACGTGAGGCTATTATGCCTTTAGATATGGGAACCACAGACCAAAGCACGTTTACTCAGGTTGCCTCACTTCAAAACATGATTCAGATGGGTACTGGCTCTGCTGATGTAGGAACTGCTGATAGGGCTACCTCTTCTGGTATGTCTATGGCACAGTCTGCGTCAATTAAGCGTCAGAAGCGTACTTTAATGAATTTCCAAAACACATTCCTTATTCCAATGATTAATAAATCAATGTGGCGTAAGATTCAGTTTGATGTTGATAGGTATCCTGTATCAGATTACAAGTTTGTACCATATTCAACTATGGGTATTATGGCTAAAGAGTTAGAGATGACTCAAATGGTACAGATGCTACAAGCCATTCCTAAAGATTCACCTGCTTTCAATGTGATTCTATTATCTATGATGCAAAACTCATCAATACATAATAGAGACCAGATTGTTCAGCAACTTATGCAAGGTAATCAACCTAATCCTGAGCAACAACAGATGCAAGAGTATCATCATCAACTACAGATGCAACAAGCTCAAGCAGATATTGCTAAGACTCAAGCTGAGGCTGAGGAAGAAAGAGCTAAAGCTACTAAGTGGTATGCTGAGGCACAAGAGAAAGCTCCAGATGAACTTAAATATCAAGAGAAAGCTCTTAAATTACAGAAAGATATGATGTCGTTAGAGAAAACTAAGGCAGATATTATTAATAAGAACTCTGAGACTGCTAGAAATGTACCAGAAGTAGAACATCTTAAGTCTGAGACTATATTAAATATGGCTAAAGCGAGAGAAGCTTCATCTAAAGTTAATATTAATACTACTTATCAATGAAGACAGACGAGGACTTCTTAAAAGGTAGATTAGAATTATTCGAGACAGAAGGTTGGATAGACCTTGTAGAAGAATTAAAGATTATTGAAAGTAGTGTACGAGACGTTGACACTATGAACAGTGAAAAAGACCTTTGGCACGCTAAAGGTCAGTTACAGCAAC